GACTTACACCGCCGCCTTGGCGGAATTGATGGTGACAACGACCACGGACGCGGACTTTATCGCGATCGAACCGTCCATCATCGATTATGCCGAGCAGCGACTTTATCGGGAATTGGACCTCCTGGCTACCGTCACGCGGGACAGCGCACCGCTTGCGGCGAATAACCGCAATTTTACTTTCCCGACCAACAATGGGCGGTTCGTGGTAGCCAATGGCATCAACGTCATTACGCCGTCGTCACAGACCGTCCCGGATAATGGAGCTCGTCACCCGCTAACGGCAACATCGCGCGATGCTCTTGATCTTCTCTGGCCGAGCGCGACCGGCGCAACGGTCCCGACGCTCTTCGCTCCGATTACGGATCAAACCATCATCGTTGGGCCTTGGCCGGATGCTGGTTACACAGTCGAGGTGATCGGGTTCATTCGGCCCGCGCCGTTATCGGCCACCAATACGAGCACATTCTTGACGCTGTATCTTCCTGACCTCTTCCTGGCGGCATCGATGATCTTTGCTTCCGGATTCCAAAAGAACTTCGGTGCGCAGTCCGACGATCCGCAAATGGCCCAGTCATGGGAAGGCCAATATAACAAATTGTTCGCTTCCGCGAACGTGGAAGAGAACCGCCGTAAATGGGCGGCCGGCGGATGGTCCAGTCAACAGCCGACACCGCTCGCGACACCGGCAACTCGATAACCATTCATGCCCATTGTCAGCCTGAAACTCCGCCCGACAGTTCAGGCGGATTGGACGCCTGCGCTCAACGAGTCGGGGATATCGTCTTGTGCCGCGATTAGATTTCGTGACGGGCTACCACAGAAGCTAGGGGGATGGACCAGATACTATCCGTTCTCCTTATCTGGTGTCCCGCGCGATCTTCACGCTTGGGAAGATTTGAACGCGATCACGCATCTTGCGACCGCGACCACGACGCAACTCGGGGTTATTACCGCCGGTTCTCTACAGGACATCACGCCTCAAATCCTTGTTTCCAATTTCGCGCCCGACTTCACCACGACGATGGGAAGTGGCGTTGTCGAGATCAATGATCCGAACATCGCAAACGTCACGACGCTGGATGCCGTCTTTTTTGACACTCCGATTTCTGTCGACGGCATCATTATCGTCGGCACCTATCCGATAGACTCCATTACCGGGACGACAACCTATACCATCCTCACTACTGGTTCGGGCGCCGCGGGAGTAACAAGCGGGGGCGCGGTTCCGCAATTTGACACGACCTCGGGAAGTTCTACCGTCTTGGTGACGTTTCCCGCGCACGGCTTAGCGGTTGGCGATCGTTTCACCTTTCCAATTGCAACGACGGGTGGCGGCGTAACGATTGTAGGGACATACAAGGCCACCAGCGTTCCGACCGCCGATACCTTTGAGATATCGGCCGACTTGCAGGCGTCATCGACTGCTACGTTTGACATGAATGGTGGTGATGCCGAAATCACCTATCACATCAATCTTGGCCCCACGGCACTCGGCATCGGATACGGTCTAGGTGGTTATGGTGACGGCGGCTACGGCACCGGCATTGTCCCGGCATCTCAAACCGGTAACCCGATTACCACGACGGATTGGACGCTCGATAACTGGGGCGAAATCCTGCTGGCCTGTCCAGCAGGGGGAGGTATCTACTACTGGGAACCGAAGTCAGGATTTCAGAACGCGGCGTTGGTCTCAAGTGGGCCATTGTTCAACGGTGGCATCTTCGTTGCCATGCCGGAACAGATATTGGTCTGCTGGGGTTCGACGGTTGCGATAGGTTCCCAGGTTCAGCAAGACCCGCTGCTGGTTAAATGGTCGGACAGCGAGGACTTCACCAACTTCGCAGTCACCTCGCTAACGCAGGCCGGAAGCTTCCGCATCCCGACCGGTTCGAAGATCATGGGAGGCTTGCAAGGGCCGCAGCAGGCTTTGATTTGGACGGATATAGACCTCTGGGCGATGTCCTATATGGGACCGCCACTAGTCTTCGGCTTCAATAAGATCAGCTCTGGATGTGGCTTGATTGGTCCCCACGCCGCTGCCGTGATGCGCAGCAACGTGTATTGGATGAGTAGCGGGAATTTCTTTCGGCTTTCCGGCGCTGGCGTTACCGAATTGCCGTGCTCGGTCTGGGACGTGATCTTTCAAGACCTCGATGCGGACAATGCTCAAAAGTGCATCGCGGCGCCGAACAGTGCATTCGACGAAATCGTATTCTACTACCCGTCTCTCTCTGGCGGGACGGGGGAATGCGACAAGTACGTCAAGATGAATACCGAAACCGGATCGTGGGATTACGGGTCGTTCGGCCGTAGCGCCTGGACCGATCAGTCAGTGCTGGGTGAGCCGATCGGGACGACACCGCAGGGCTTAGTTTTCCAGCACGAAACGTCTCCGGATGCGGACGGCCAGCCGCTAGTCTCATCCTTCACCAGCGGATGGTTCGTGATCACGGAAGGGCAGTCGTTTGCTTTTGTCGACTGGTTCTTCCCCGACATGAAGTGGGGATATTTCAATGGCGCGCAGAGCGCCAGCGTGCAGGTAACCATTGAGGTTGCCAATTATCCGAACCAGACCACGAAAACCTTTGGGCCGTTTGCGATGAACAGCACCAAGGATTTCGTGAACTGCCGGCTGCGGGGCCGCATGATCCGGTTGACGTTCTCTAGCAGCGACATCGGTTCGTTCTGGAGAGCGGGGAATCTACGTTATCGCGTTGCCATTGACGGACGCCGCTAATGGCAGACGTAGAGAACATCAGCCTGCAAGGCGTCGAGACGCAGCTAAAGCTTGCCAATCAGAATATGTCGCTGTTGATCCGGGCGATCATGGCGGCATTTCCGCAAGCGAGTGCGGCGGTGACGCACACCGCTACGGCTGGCGGCGACACGTTACCCGCCGCTCCATCGGGCTTTCTGAGCATCACGCTTAACGGCGTGGCGTTCAAAGTCCCTCTTTACGATTCTTGATCGCCATGCCGCTCGTTAAGGGTTCATCGCGCAAAGCCGTTTCGACCAACGTAGCGGAGTTGACGCGGAGCGGTCGCCCGCAACGACAGGCCGTCGCCATCGCATTGAAGACAGCCGGGCGTGGCCGCGCTGATGGCGGCTCATCGCCGTATCCGTTGATGGATGACGTGCTACTGCCGCCGCCGCAAAACCCCGCAGCTCCCGCGCCATGGGCCGCAGATATTGTGCGCGGCGTGGCTGGCAAAATCGGCAACATGGTCACGTTGCCGGGTCGGGCCATGCAGCAAGGGATTACGACGGAAGAGGCGGTGCCGTGGGCGGCTGATATGGCGATGGGGATGGTAGGAACGCCGGGAACGCCAATGGGCGCGGTTGGAAGCGGAATAGGCAAAGGCATCCGCGCCTATCACGGCTCGCCGTATGACTTTGATCGGTTTGACTTATCGAAGATCGGGACCGGGGAGGGCGCGCAGAGTTACGGGCATGGTCTCTACTTCGCGGAAAATGAGGGGGTGGCGCGAAGCTATCGAGATAAATTGTCGGCTGATCGAAATATAAAAATAGGCCAAGACGCGCTGCAAAATCCAGGACTCCAGGGCGGAGCGACACGCCAAGCTTACTACACGCTGACGGGTAGCGGCGGCGATATAGATGCCGCCATAAAATCCGCGTCAGGCGCGATGAATGCTGATGAAGTTCAAAACATTTTGCGTGGCTGGAAATCGATCGGAGTGTCGAAAGACCCCGGCCGCATGTACGAGGTCAACATCAACGCGCATCCCGATCAGTTCTTGGATTGGGATAAGCCGCTGGCAGGGCATGGAGCACCGGTAGTTGATCAAGTTAAGAATGCCATGGGCGCTGATTACTACGGGAAATTTGATCCAGCAAAAGCGGAGCGCGTGTGGGGCCAGTTCAGCAATGCGCCGGCCGGAACCGCAATTAAAAATGGGTTCATTGCGTCTGACGACGCGCTGGCTGCATCTCGGCTCCGCGAAGCCGGCATCCCCGGCATCAAGTACCTAGACCAGGGCTCGCGGCCCGATATGGCTGGGTGGCGGCTCAGACAGAACGAAGCGGACGCACTCAAAGCCAAGGGTTCGCCCTATTGGGAAGAGGCGCAAAAACTAGCCGACTCCATCAAACGGAGCCAAACCAGCAATTATGTCCTCTTTGATGACAAGCTAATCGATATCCTAAAAAAGTACGGGATGGCAGCTGCTTCGCCGTTAGCGGCGGCAGCCGCGCAATCTCAATCACCCGGAGAAGAGCATATGTCGCGCGGCGGCTCACCCTATCCGATGCACATGGCCTCTGGCGGCAATCCGCTGCAAGTCCCGTTCGCAGCAAGGGCGGAGGCCCGCGGTCTTGAGCACGCAGGGATGATCCATTCGCCCGTAGCTGGCCGCACCGATAAAATCCCAATGGGCGTGCGTGGCGGTTCCTACGTCTTGCCCGCAGACACCGTGAGTGCAATCGGGCAGGGCAATTCATCGGCTGGCGCCAACGCGCTCAATCGTCTGTTCAAGATGGGCCCCTACGGTTCCGCTCAGGCGCACATTGTCACACCACACCAGGCGCGCGGCATCAGACAGAAATTCGAGGATGGCGGAGTACCGCAAGGTGATCCCGTCGATATCGTTGCGGCGGGCGGCGAGTTTGTGGTTCCGCCGGACAAAGTAGCCGAGCTTGGCGGCGGCGATGTTTCCAAAGGTCACGATGTCCTCGATCATATGGTGAAGCACGTTCGCAGGAAGGCAATCAAAACCCTGCGCAAAATGCCAGCACCAAAGAAAAGATAGCATGACCCATCCCTCTTGCGTTCGACCTGCCGTCCCTGCGGACGAGCCGGAAATCTGGCGCTTGTTCCGATTGGCGCATCATGAAAACGCGCTGCAATCCATGTCGGACCGTAAGGTGCAATACCACCTTGATCGCTTCCTAAATCCGCAAGGCATTCGCCCAGAGGACGCTGGGCCGCGTGGTTTCATCGGAGTAGTCGGCCCTATCGATGCACTCGAAGGCATTGTGATGCTGGCGCTCGGCTCGCCGTGGTTCTCAGAAGACATCACGATGGACGACTGCCTAAACTTCGTTGATCCGGAGCATCGCCGCTCCGATCACGCCAAGGTGTTGCTTGCCTACGCCAAGAACATGACGGACCAAATCCGTCTCTCGCATCCCAAATTTCAAATGACGGTCGGTATTCTTTCAACCGAAAGAACTGCGGCCAAGATCAAGCTTTACGAGCGTCAGAACCTCACGCTTGCGGGTGCGATCTTTGTGTATCCCCCGCCTAATGGCGTCAAACCACTTTCTGCCGGGGAACGTTGATGGGCTCGTTGTGCAATAGCAGCAATGCGACAACCTCGACTTACGCCCCAACTGCGGCGGCGCAATCGACCTATCAAGATATCCTGTCGCGGGCTCAACAGGTCGCCTCGACGCCGTATCAGCCATATACGGGGCAATTGACCGCAGGCCTTACGCCGACACAGCAGGCTGGAATTAACAACACCAATTCTGGCGTTGGCATGGCGGTGCCATACATCAACACGGCGGGGCAATATGCAGCAACGGGCGCCGCCCCGGTTAACAATGTATCATCTAGCGATATCGTAAAATATCTTAGTCCGTATCAGCAGAACGTCATCGACTCTACGATGGCCAATATCAACGAGACCAATGCGCAGCAGCAGCAGCAGGTCAAAGGCAATGCTGCGCTGCAAGGCGCATTGGGTGGCGATCGGGTCGGTGTTGCTCAAGCCGAGCTTGCGCGTCAGCAAGGTTTGGCGAGCAATCAGACCTTGGCCGGATTGCAGAACCAGAATTATACGCAGGCCGTTACGGAAGCTAATTCGCAGCAGCAAAACCAACAGATGAATGCGCAGCGCGCCGCGCAAGGCGCGTTCACGTTCGGCAATCTCGGCACCACGGCACAGAACTCGTGGTTACAGGGCGCGCAGGCCCAGCTTGGCGCCGGCGCCGTCCAGCAGGGCACGCAACAGACCGATCTCAACGCCCAGTATCAGCAATACCTCAATCAACTTGCGTTCCCGTACCAGCAAACCCAGTTCCTGGCCGGTGTCGGCCTTCCCACGGGCGGCGCCATGGGCGGGACGCAGACCACGACGCCGCCCCAGCCCAATCAGTTCAGTCAATATGCCGGGCTTGGCCTGGCAGCGGCGGGGCTATTCCTCAAGCACGGCGGTCGGGTCGGGTACGCGGATGGCGGTGGAGCTCCATTCAACTTCATCACTGACACTTCGGGCTATGTCCCCAAAATCGCGATTACTGCGCCGCAACAGCATCAGATGTCCAATCCAAGCGGCGCGACCTCTCCTAACCCCACCGCCGGGATTGCACAAGGCCTGCAAGGGCTTCATGGCGCGTTCGGTGGTAGCGGTGCGGGCTCTCCAATGGGTATCGCCCCATCCTATTACAGCGCCGATCCTGGCGGCTCCTGGAGCGGCGTAGGGGGAGGCACGGGCCTTTCGGGCTATGGTGGCCTCTATGCCAAGGGCGGTCTTGTCGAGGCGGTCCACGCCATCCGCAAGAGCCTGCGGCGCGGTCGTGGTTATGACGATGGCGGGGGTGTGCCAGACGATTTCAACTCGCGTTTCCTCGGGGATGATTCCCCGTCCTTTAGTCCTGCCGCTGCCGACGCCAGCCCACTCCCGGTGTTGAGCGAGGATGCGCTGGGGCTGGGGCAGCCGGTTAATTGGACCAATCCGGCGCTGCAAGCCGATAGTGGTCAGGCGTCTCCGGTAATGGCGCAAGGGGCACCGCAAGATGATGGGTCATCTCCAGCCCTTGGCTACGCGCCCGAACGCTCGCAGGAATCATTCTCGCCCTTCTCCATGGGCCGCCCCTCTTTGGGCAGCGCAGCCCCTATCAACGTCGACACCCGCCGCTCCCTATTCGGCAGACCGCTTGACGATACCCGCATGGCGCTGATCTCGGCTGGGCTCGGCATCGCGGGCGGCACGTCGCCGTCCGGCCTCACCAATATCGCTCAGGGCGCGCAACAGGGCCTCAAGGCACTGCAGGAAGAGCGCAAAGCGGCACAAGCTGATATCCACGTCGGCAATGAGGGGCGCCGGCTGGCGATGCAGGCCGAACAGTTTGCCAAGAACCTTGGCCTGAATCAAGACAAGTTGGCCGAGACTAAGCGGCAGCATCAAGACACGCTAGCCGAACAGAAGCGGCTTCATGATGTAACCATGATGACGCCCCGCAGTATGGGCGTTGATCCTGTAACCGGATCGACAGTCATGGGCTTACCTGACCCGAGCACTGGTCAGCTTCGGCCGATCGATCCTCATACCGGCACGTTCATGAAGGCCGACCAATCGGCCGCGCCGTCAACTGAAAATCTCACCGGGCAGGCTTATCTCGATAGCCTCCCCCCCGCTCAGCAAACAATCGTCAAAGGGCTCGCGGAATACGACATCAACCCGAATACGCTTTCGACGCGAAACAATCGCAAGGAATTGATGACGGCTGCGGCTAAGAGGTTCAATCCGGAATACAGGTCGGATTTGTATCCGGCCCGAGCGTCGGCGGTGCAAAGCTTCTCGAAGGGTCCGCAGGCCAATACGATCCGATCATTCGATGTTGCGATTTCACATCTAAATACCCTCGACGGTCTGGCTACGGCGCTGAATAATAAGGACATGAAGGCATACAACGCCGTTGCCAACACCTTCAAAGACCAATTCGGTTACACTGCGCCGGGAAATTTTGACGCCGCCAAAGCGATTGTTGGCGATGAAATCGTCAAAGCGGTTGTCGGGTCAAGCGCGGGCGCTCTCGCTGATCGCGAGGAAATCAAGAAAAACATTACAAACGCGAAAACACCAGAGCAATTGAAAGGCGTAATCCAAACCTACAAGACATTGATGGCTGGCCAGCTTCATGGCTTCAAGAAGCAGTATGAAGATACAACTGGGCTGAAGAATTTCGAGAATCGATTGTCACCTGAAACCTTGAAGGAATTGGCGGTAACACCTGCTGGCGCAGGCGCTCCCACGATCCGAAGCAAGTCTGAATACGACGCTCTCCCGGCAGGCGCTACATTTGTCGGGGATGACGGCAAATCCTATAGGAAGCCATAGCAATGGCCGGTCCTGCCGATTGGGGCGCGCAACCCGTTGAAAGCGGTCCTACATCCTGGGGAGCTGTTCCTGTAGCTACTGCTGCGACGACAACAAAACAGACAACAGACCCATCTCAATCTCTGGATCTCGGCTTCCAAAATCAGGGGGCAGCAGCAAGCCAGGGAACGACGCCTGATCTATCGGCCCACAAGCAAAATCTGCTTTCCTCGGAGGCATTCGAGAATGATGCCGGCGAAGTTATGTTCAAAAATCCAGCAACGGGACAGGTAGAGCCGACAGAAAAAAATAAGCATGTCGCCCTTCGTGATCCGGCCGACAATACCGTTAAGATTTTTAGCCGCACCCCTCAAACAAATGAGGGGACACTATCCTCGTTGGGTCGCTTACTTATGACGGGAATGGGCTCGGCCCCGCCTACAGCACGAGCTATGTTGCCATTAGCGTCTGGAAAGGCGGCATCCCCTACAACGGAAGCCTTAAAAGGGGCGGCTGCGGCTGGATACGAGAGCCCTGTGATTTCTGGTGTCGAGGTCGCCCCCCGCGCATTACAGCAAAGCGCCGGTACCATCGTCTCAAATCTCAACAAAATGGGCTTGGATGAAAATCTAGCCCCAAAAACATTCGGTATTTTGTCCGGAGCGGGAGAGGCCCCGGAAGGGGCTGTTGTGACGGGGCAGAATATTGAGAGCTTGCGCCGTACGCTAGGTCATGCCGCTGGATTGCCGGACCCGGTTGAGCGGCTCGCGGCAAAGACCGCAATGGATCACTTAGACCAATTCTACGCCAACGTGCCCAAGACGGACGTTCTAGCTGGCGATCCAGCGGAGGCCGCAGACATAGCTGCCAAGGCGCGAGCTAACTACGCGGCAGCAATGAGAGCCGAGCAGATTGACCGGAAAATGGTTCGCGCCGAACTCAGGTCCGCAGCAGCCAACTCTGGCATGAATACCAGCAATACAATACGCCAGCGCATGGCCGACGTTTTGATAAATCCCAAAGAACGTCGCGGGTATTCCGCCGATGAATTGGCGGCAATGGAAAAGATCGTTCGTGGCACGAAAACGCAAAATGCTATCCGCCTCGCTAGCAATATTTTAGGCGGCGGCGGCGGCCTCGGGTCGGTCGTTAGTGCGGGACTAGGTGCCGCCGCTACGGCTCACGTTGGCGGCATTGGAGCCGTAGCCCCGGCTATCGGTTATGGATTAAGACTTTTGCAAAACAGCATGAGCGGCAGACAAATTGACGCGCTGTCCGAATTGATCCGCTCGCGCTCTCCCTTGGCGCAAACCATGACGCCGTCACTGCGAAGCTGGTCGCAGGCGGCACAAAATTATGATAAAGTAAAATCCCCAGCTACGTTTTCTAGGGTAGCTGCGGCTGCTCACGGCCTGAGTGATAGTCTGTTGCACGCAGGAATATCAACGTCGCCTTACGATATTCTGCGTTCTATTCAAGGCGCCGTTCCAAGCCGCGCCGATCAAAATCAGCAGCAGTGAATCCGGCGGCGGGACGACTAACCAGATCGTGAAGTAGTAGGCGGCAAAAAGCATCCGCGTAGCCTAATCCAACCGAACAAGATTGTCACCCGACCCGGCCTTTGTGCCGGGTTTTTTATTGGGAAACGCAATGCCAGATCCGACGACGAGCAATATTAAATTCTCAGTTCCTTTAAGGGGCGCTGACCCTGGAACTTGGGACCTCCCGAATAATGGCGATTGGCTAATTGCCGACAATTGCCTCGGAACCGTCACAAACGTCGCGCTCTCAAATACAAACGTTGCCCTTAGTGTAACGCAGGCGCAGAGCAACGTTCTTCGGTTTTCGGGAACATTGACAGCCAGCGTGGCCGTAGGGCTCCCGGCCATTCAAAAAACCTGGACGGTTGAGAATAACACCACGGGACCATTTTTTATCACGCTGACCGCGGGAGCGGGAAAGGTAATCGGGCTTCCTCCAGGCGAGCCAGTGCAGGTTTATTCGGATGGGACCGATGTCAAATTTCTCAATCTCGGTCGTACCGGAAAGATCGAGGCGTGGTTCCTTCCAGGGGCGCTCCCATCATGGGTGACGGTTTGCACGGTTCAGCCGTACCTTATTTGCGACGGGACAACTTTCAACGCAACGACCTATGCTGCGCTCAATACGGTACTCGGCAGCAATACGCTTCCCGATTGTCGCGGTCGCGCCTTGTTCATGGCAAATCTAGGGACGGGCCGCATCACGACGGCTGGCTCCGGTATTGATGGCGATGCGCTCGGATCAGTAGGCGGTGAGCAAAACCATACGCTTACCGCCGGCGAGTCTGCTGCACTCTCATACACATCTCCAACAGGAATTACACCAAATCCCCATGGCCACGTAGTCACCGGTGCGTATACCGGACAAGGCATTGCAATAGTTGCGACTTCTCCAAGTGGAGCGCAGGTGCCTAATTCTCCAATTCTAACGGGCGCAACTGATACGGTGTCTCTGACCGCCACGACAACAGTTTCCTCCAACGCTGGCGAGGGCGCTCACAACAATATGCCGCCAGCCATTATTGTCGGGCTCTACGTCATCAAAACGTAAGCACTTTAACAGCACGGGGAAAATTGGAA